CACCACCATCAGGATTGTTCTTCAAAAAGTTTTGAACAACAGCAAGAGCAAAGAATGTTTTACCAGTACTTGTCTCACCAGCGATAGCAGTGACTTTATTTGCAGACACCCCACCAAATATACTCTTACTACAAAGAGCATTAAAGATATAAGAACCAGTGTCGATAAAGAATTCACTATCATCTAGATCCTTCGCTAATCGAACTTGATCTTCGTCAATATCTTTTAGTACATTGTCAAAAAATCCCATCAAATTACCATTCCGTATTTTTCTCTGATTATTTTTTTGTAAGGTCCACCAGGATATTCTTCCCTGATTTCTTTTACAATTTTCAATTTTTGAAACAGTGAAGTGTCACCACCTAAGTGCAAAGCACTTATAATTGTAGCGAGTTCCTTGTCGTCTATTGGAAGTTCCAATGAATAATTCCAGTTACTAAAGATTATAGCACTAAATGAAGAAGGATTCAAGTGTCGCAGTTTTTTCCACAGACCAACCAATAGAATCTAGTATCGCCTTGACAGGTTCAACAAAAGATTTTGTAAATTGTAAGTCGTAGTCTACGTATTTCTGCAATCCTAGTTCGTTTGGAAACTGATTGATAAATGAAATGACATTCTCATGAATCAAATTTGGTTTCTTGAGGTAAACGAACTTGATCTTTTCTCCATTATTGATCATGTTATACTTATTATCTAGCTGATTCTTCTTTACATAATAATTGAATAACAGAGAACCCCTAACATGAATCGGAGTTCCTTTAGAATAGATAGAGTTTTTATTCTCATATTTTGTTACATTAGAAACCGATCTAGGAAATGCTATCTCCTCTGGAGGCAACTTATTGAAATTAGATCTTGCATTTTCTATAAACTCTATTACATCATCTTCAGTCTTTGTCATAATAACCTTCAACGCATCCTTAATCAACTTCCTACATGGTGCAGGTGTAGATGACTTGACTGCTTCAAGACCCATGATCTTCAGTTTAGGTTCAGCAAATCTAACACCTTCGATGTCCCATGCATTTAGAATATATCTTTTCTTAGCAGTCCATATACCACGTTCAGCAATAGTCTCTCGCTTCATAAACATCTTCTGTTCATAAGCATTTACGTACGTGGCCAACGCTTCATAAGAACTCGAAATATACTTTTCAAGTTCCACTTCACAGACCTTATCAAGGAAATTAACAATGCCTTCAGTAGTTTTCTCTCTCCCCTTGAATACTGCGTCAACAAAATGACCCATATTGAGATAGATACTATCAGTATCACTTGCAATAACATAATCCTCTCCTGTAGTTTTTAGTACATTGTTCATGTACTTATTCATTCTATTCTCAATCCAACGAATTGAGAACTGACCACCCAAGGTAATCGCTTCAGCATTTGCTAACTTATAATATCTGAAATAGTTATTACCGATAGCACCATAGGCAGAGTTCAACTGAATCTTCTTTGCCATCTGTATATTATTACATCTTGAGATTTCTCTTTCAAGTGCCTTTGATGGTTTCTTTTCATAATCTTTCTTTGCCTGAATCATCTTCTTCTTAAAGATGACACGTTCACTATAAATCTTATCCATTAGTTTGGGTAAGAATCCTCTCTTCTTAGTTGTAAAAACAGCACCATTAGGACACACAGTAACATCCTTTAGATTAGATAAATCTACCTCCTCATTCAATAACTTATCCACACTAACACCACGAAATCTTTCTTCTAATAAAGTCTCAGGTGAAATATTATATTGCATTATAAGATGAGGGTATAGACTGTTTAGGTCAAACGATACAACCCATTCATATACACCAGGTTTAGGTTCTTTTACATATGCTCCTGCATACTTATCACTCTTATCCTCATCCTCTTTAGGTGGTATTGCAATATTCTTCTTCTTTAGATCATTGTATATTATCATATCCCACATACGAACCTGATAGAACACATCAGTAAAGTTCACCTTGGCATCATATGCCATAGTGACTGCCAGTTCTACCAACTTCATCTTCTCCTCAAGAGCATCGACCAACTTTACGTCAATGATGTTGTACTCTACAAACTTCTGCCAACCATTTGTATAGAAGTCTTTGAAGGTATCATACTCAGAGTGATCTAACTTCTTCTGTCCAAGTTCTACGCTAGAAATATAATCCAACCTATAAGACTCCTGTGCCTTGTAGGTAAACTTCTTATAAAGATCTAAGTAATCAAGTACAGTAACACCACCAATATCATAAACAAGGTGAGGTCTACCTTGAAGAAATATCTCCTCATTGGTGACCAACCCCCACGGAGATAATGTTTTACATGGTTTTTCACCAAGAATCCTCGTAATACGTTTTGCAAGATATGGTATATCATAAAGTTGACAGTTCCACCCTGTAACTATTTCAGGTATATTGCTATGCCAATGTGCTAAAAACCTCTGAAGTAAATCATACTCATCAACACACTGAACATACTTTACCTTTGGATCTGTATTAGTAAAAGGTCCAACTCCAAAAGTAATTATATCCTTTGTTGAGAAACTTAGTAATGATATAAGAAGTAATTCCTCATCACACTTTTCAACAGAAGGGAATCCATTCTCAGACTTCACCTCAATGTCAATAGTGACAAGGTTCATATTACTAAGATCAAAATCAATTTGATCTGGATACCTATCAGAAATATATTGATAAATGTATCTACGATTCCCAAAGATAGGAAACTTTTCTACATTCTCATGCTTCCTTATAAACTCTCTGCAATCTCTTACTGTGCCTGGTTGTATCGCTCCAACATACTTTCCGTCCAAGGTTGTATACTTTGTTTTCTTTCTACTAGGAACAAACAAAGTAGGTTGAAAATGATCTCTTGAAGTAAACGCCTTACCATTCTCATAACCACGAACAAGAAAGTCGTTGCCGACCATCTGAACGTTGGTATAATACCTCATTTAACAGTGACTGTTGGTTTTGCTGTTAGGGTTTGGTACTTATCTAATTGATCTTTATCTGGTGATACCATAGTCAATATGCTATCAGAATGAATCATCAATTCTCTCTGAGATGTAAAACTTGGCCATGGTTCAAGATAGAACTGATCCCCCTCTTGCTTCATTAAGAAAGGTTCTATTAACTTACAATCAGGTTCACCCATCTCGGTGCCAACCTCTTCTAACCTTGATATAAGGACTGTGTTGTTGTCCTTCAACAATAGTATCTGAATCATACCAATGACAAACTCTTTGTTTTAAAGTTTACCACAGCAGAACGTATTTTGTCAATGTAACCCTGATTCCTTAGTTCCTTGAATACCATATTTTCGTAACCATACTCACCATACTTCTGCAATGATACAGTTCTACCAACTCTAAGTTTTCTTACCATATCTCTGAGTGCTTCTGGATCCTCACTTTGAATAAAACAATCTATCTTATGCTTCAATGATTTTACCTTTTTCTCAAGTTCCTTTTCATCAAGTTCATCATCAAATTTTTCTGGTTCTTGAATCCATGACCTCTTTAGAAGACTGTAAACACCTTGACTCTTCTTACGAGTAACACCAGGTTTTTCGATATAAGGTTCTGCTTTTGCTCCAAGGATAGTTACATTATGAGTCAGTTCCCATAAGGTTTTCTTATCCATATAATAATCGTCAAGTAATTCTGGATTGCAATCTGGAATATACTTTGGATCTACAATAAGATGCACATCCAAATCTGACATAACAGTATAATTATACCCTGCATTACCACCAAGTAATATCACATCTGTTATTGCTCTATCATCTAGATCCACATATTCAGCAAATGCCTTTGCAAATTTCATCAAGGCATCTCTTACTGGGATCTTCAATTGATAACCATCCCAAAATTTGGGGTTCAATTGATCCCTAAAACGAAGCGTCAGAGTCTCACGGAGATCTGACGCTTTGATGTGTTTCAGTATTCTTGAATACACTACAAACTTATATAATCCGTAGTAGTATTTAGAGCCAATCCTTTCGTTGCTGATGTTCAGGAATAACTCTATCAATATCAATCAAAAGTAAACCATCTTCAAATCTAACTGCCTTGACAATTAGATCATCAGGTAGTGACCATCCTCTAGTGAAAGCACGTTGAGCAAGTCCTTTATGAACATACTCATGCTCTACTGTATCTGGTTTCTTTCCTTCAACAAAAAGTTTACCCTCCTGTGTGTAAACTTTAATATCATCTTTTTTGAATCCAGCTAATGCCACTTCAACACGGTACTCATGGTTGCTGAGTTTGACTGTATTGTAAGGTGGATAATTGGAGTTTGTTGAAAAGTGCTGATCGAACTCGTTGATCCAATCAT